AAGGTGCTTGGAATATGAGCGAAGAAAAAATCCAAAATATGGAAGCCAAGAGTCAACTCATTGAGAAGATTACTTTTGCTCTTCTTCCGCTTTTGTTTTCTTGTGTGGTCTATTTGATGAGCGCCTTGTCAAACTTGGCGCATGAGGTCACTGTTCTCAACAGCAAGATGTCGCTTGTGGTCACATCCGACAACAGGCAGGCGGTAAATTCTGGCGCTGAACTGGCTCGTGAAAGATTGCGCCAAGACCTCGAGAAAGAGATTCAACGCAACCGTGACCAGATTGCAGAGAACCGAATGCACATTGCCATCTTGGAGGAAAAGGTTCCTGTAAGTTCCAAGATAAAAACATTGACAGGGAAAGACTGAAATGATTCCAATCGTTGCATCACTGCTCGGTACATTGGCCCAGAATGGTCTGGGCCTTTTGTCATCTGCGCTTCAAGCAAAGGGCAAAGAGGTTGTTGAAAACGCTCTAGGCGTAAAGATTTCCGACAACCCAAGCCCTGAAGAGGTCAGCAAACTGCGCCAGTTGCAGTATGACCATGAAGAGCGCCTGCTTGAGTTGGGCATTGAGAAAGCCCGTTTAGAGCAGGAAGAGTTGCAAGCCCTGCTCAAAGCACAGGCCAACCAAGAAGACAATGTCAGTGACCGCTGGAAGGCTGATATGGCCTCCGACTCTTGGCTGTCCAAGAACATCCGCCCCATGACTTTAGTCTACATCTTGACTGCTTATTTGATTTTTGCAGGCTTGAGCGCCGCAGGAATCAATGTTCAAGAGTCCTATGTGGCTTTGCTGGGCCAATGGGGTATGTTGGTAATGACTGCTTATTTTGGTGGTCGTACCGTTGAGAAAGTCATGGAGATGCGTAAGGGAGGCAAAGAATGAGCCTGAGTCAAGAACAAGCGGCATTCCTGCTGGATGCTTGCAAACTGATTCAATACGCCACAGAACAAGGTTTTTTGGTTACTGGGGGTGAATTGGCTCGTACACCTGAACAGCAAGCCATTTATGTGCAAACTGGCCGCTCCAAAACCCTTAACTCCATTCACCTCAAAAGGTGCGCCATCGACTTGAATTTCTTCAAGGATGGGCAGATAATATGGGACAAGGGCATTCTCGCGCCATTGGGTGCGTATTGGGAGACTTTAAACCCTAAAAATCGCTGGGGCGGAAACTTTAAGTCTTTAGTGGATTGCCCCCATTTTGAGCGTAATGTTGGATAAAAAGGAGCCTCAAAATGACGACCGCATCGGTAATGACATACGACTCACTGGTCGAAAATATCCAGTCATATCTGGAGCGTACCGACACTGCGACGCTTGAGAAAATCCCTCTTTTCATCATGCTGGCCGAGCAAATCATTGCCAGCCAAATCAAATTCCTTGGTAACTTAACCGTACAGACATCCGCAATGGTTTCTAACCAAGCGGTTATTGATAAGCCCGCCCGCTGGCACAAGACGGTTTCTTTTAATATTACGGTAGCCGGGTCGCGTCAACCCGTTTTATTGCGCAAGTATGAATACCTTCGTGAGTATTGGCCCGACGCGACCAAGACTGGTATTCCCGCCTATTTTGCGGATTACGATTACACCCACTGGCTGGTTGCTCCAACTCCTAGTACAAATTATTCTTTTGAAATTTTGTATTACGAGCGCATCCAACCTTTGGATTCCTCCAACCAGACGAATTGGTTCACAATCTACGCGCCTCAAGCGTTGTTGTATGGGTCATTGTTGCAGGCTATGCCGTTTCTCAAAAACGACGAGCGTATGCCTATGTGGCAACAAAACTATGACCTGATCATGCAAACATTGATGGCCGAAGACAAATTGCGAACTGCTGATCGTCAAGCCGTAGCGGTGGATTCATAATGAGTTTCAACAGCCCCTTCACTGGTAATGTCATCCAACCAACGGATGTTTCCTACCGCTCAATTACTTTAACGGCTACTCTGCAACTTGAGTGGCCGATCAATGGCACATCAACCAATGATGCCGCCGCCCGCATCATGGAGGTTACGACTAGTTCAACAAGTTACAACCTTTTGATGCCTCCGGCCAATCAGGCGTCGGTAGGCCAAGATGCGTTGATCCGAAATGTTGGATCGGTTGCCCTTACGGTCAAAGATTACCTTGGTCTGCATACCATTGTAACAATTGCGGCTGGTCAAGCTCAGTACATCTACATTACGGCCAACCCGGATACTTCGGGCACTTGGGGCATCATCGCCTACGGTATTGGTTCTTCTGGTGCGGATGCCGCGACTTTGGCTGGATACGGTTTGCTGGCTATTGGTCAGACTTTGAATCAATCTCAGCCTGTAACGACTTTCTCAAGCAACTACACCGCATTAGATTCTGACCGCTCCAATACCTATGTGTGGACTGGTGGCGCGGGTACTTTGACCCTGTCAAGCGCCTCTACCCTTGGGGACAATTGGTTTATGTTCTTGCGTAATAGCGGAACAGGGGCATTGACTGTGGCTGGCACTGGTGGAAATACCATCAACGGCTCATCCTCTATTATTTTCCAGCCCGCTGACTCCGCCATCATTGTTTGCTCTGGGTCAACTTTCTACACTGTTGGACTTGGCAAATCAACGCAGTTTGCTTTTACCCAGTTGACCAAGAATGTCACAACTGGAACTTACACATTGACTTCTGCGGAAGCATCCAATGTGATCCAGAAATACACCGGGACTCTAACGGGTAATGTGACCATCATTGTTCCTCAGACGGTGCAGGTTTACTATGTTCAAAATGCAACTACTGCTGGTGGTTTTACTTTAACGATCAGTACGGGTGTGGGTGGTGCATCAACGGCCACAATTGCCGCAGGTAACCAAGCCACGCTGATTTGCGACTCAGTGAACTTGCTGAACGCCAACACGGTGCTGGCGGGTTCTTCTGCCATCAGTTTGCTCAACGGTACGGTTTCTAACCCATCGTTAAATTTTGCCTCTGAGCCAACAACTGGTATTTACCGGGCCGCATCTGGTGAGTTCAATCATGCCATTCTTGGCGTGTTGCGCTCCACCCTGTCGGCCTCTGGCTTGGCAATTGTGGGTACGGGTAACTTTACTGGTGGCATCTCAGGCGGAGTATTCTCTTGACCAAAAAAGTCCTTACCATTGACACTCAGGCTGGCATTCAGCGTGATGGTACTGTCTTTGACTTCAACTTCTATACCTCTGGGGAGTGGGTTCGATTTCAGCGCGGTCGTCCCCGCAAGATAGGGGGATACCGATCAATCACCAATGATGCCTTGGGTTATTCTCGCGGCATCTATGTAAATTCTGTAGACGGTATCAATCAGGTTTTTAATGGCTACAACAATGGCTTTGAGGTCATCAACATCGACAATGATGGTGTTGGAGCGGGTGTTAATGAATTTACATTTACTGGGTTAATTCTTACCACAAATACATTGGTTGGTGGGTCTTCTTACACCAATGGAACCTATACAAATGTGACCCTTACGGGCGGGTCTGGCTCTGGAGCCAAAGCGACCATTGTAGTTTCCGGCGCAACAGTTACCTCTGTGACGCTTACCAAACCCGGTAATGGATATGTTGTTGGCAATACTTTGAGCGCCACAGCGGCCTCTATTGGTGGAACTGGTAGCGGATTTTCTGTCAAGGTTGCAACAATCAACAACGGCTTCACGGCAAGCAATTTAAATCTTTGGCAGATTGATTCGTCGTTTGATTCTCAGGGAACTGGCAATCAATTGCTCTATGCCCATCCGGGGCAGAACTTGGCTCAGATTGACCAAACAGTTGCAACCCCTGTGCTGGCGGGTGATATTGGAGGAACAGTCCTGTCTCCATTGACGGATACATCTGGCACAAACCCAACAGGCGACATTATCAGCGTTGCTGGTGGCGTGGTTGTTTTGCACCCTTATGTCTTTGTGTATGGAGACAATGGTCTGATAAAAAATTGTGTGGCTGGCAATCCCTATGATTGGAACGGCGCGGACGCCAATGAGACCAATGTGGCATCTACCAAGATTGTCAAAGGTTTGCCAGTGCGAGGCGGCTCTAATGCGCCATCTGGTTTGTTCTGGGCCTTGGATTCTTTGATTCGAGTTTCCTATACGCCAACCACCATTACCGTTGGCGGCTCACCTCAAACCTTCTACTGGCGCTACGACATCATCTCAAGTCAGTCTTCTATTCTGTCAAGCCAATCTGTAATTGAGTACGACGGCATTTATTACTGGTGTGGTGTTGACCGCTTCCTGCTTTATAACGGCGTGGTCAAAGAGATCAAAAACAATTTCAACCAGAATTACTTTTTTGACAACCTGAACTATGCCCAGCGCCAAAAGGTTTGGGCGACCAAGGTTCCGCGATTTGGAGAGATTTGGTGGTTCTACCCCTCGGGCGATTCCGATGAGTGCAACAACGCCATCATCTATAACATCCGAGAGGATTGCTGGTATGACGCTGGGTTTTCGGGAGGGGCCACCAGAACGGCAGGCTACTTCTCCCAAGTGTTCAAATACCCAATAAATGCTGGCGCTACCTTGAGTGTGGTGGAAGAACTTTTTTCATCTTCTGTAACAACGGTGAACGCCAGCGCGGCTATTGAGGTTCCGCAGACAAACCAAATTGCCGTTGGACAACTGGTCATTGGAACTGGTATCGCCGCTAACTCTTTGATTTTGACAATTGTGCCCAGTGCTACGGCGGGGTATTTCACCGTCACTTTGAATAAGGCCGCCACTGCCTCTGGCACTGTAACTGCTACATTTAACACAACGGCTGGGCGCGTAACCTTGTGGCAACATGAAATTGGCACAGATGAGATCAATGACACCAATGTAAACGCAATCAACAGTTTCTTTGAGACTTCTGACCTTGGCTGGGTGCAGGGCGGCCCCGCTCAAACAGCCCCAGTTGGTGAAAATTTTTGGTTACGCATTGAGCGCGTTGAACCTGACTTTGTTCAGGATGGGGTTATGTCTCTCCAGATTACTGGTCGTCCTTTTGCTCAATCTGATGATGTAATTTCCGATCCATACTATTTTGATCCAACAACAGGCAAGATAGATATGAGAGAACAAAGGCGTGAGATACGCCTTAGATTTACAAGCAATGTCCAAGGTGGCAATTACCAAATGGGTAAGGTGCTATTAAATACAACCTTGGGCGATTCTCGTCCATACGGAAGTTAAAATGGCACTGGCTGTTGTTTACGATCCTCGTTTCCATACCTTCCAGTCTTGGGCGGCGTTGATGTGCGAGGCGTATGCGGGCCAGCAGTTGGCTATTCCAAACGAAAGCACAGACTGGAAAGAGTGGGCGTCTGGTTTGAAGGCAATTGATATTTTTACAAATGAGGGTATACCCGGCCCTTATATTTTTGAAGAATGGGAAGATTGGGCGCAGGCTTTAGTGGGTGCGGTCAATCAACCAACCGAGGTAAGAACTTAATGGTCGACTTTATCGAACTCTTCAACATGGTGGCAAAGGTTGCAAAGCCTGTCCATATGTCTTTCACGCCAGCCATAGCGATGGAAGAGAAGATGGCCGATTTAGGTCTCGACAGTCTTGACGGTTTGGTGATGATGATGTATCTGTGCGAACTGTATGGCATCCCAGACAATGACGAAACCAAAGACTGGCACCCTACTACCATCCAAGAGACCTACGACCTGATGATGGCAAACAAGACAACGGAGCCAGAGTCTGTAGAGAAGGCCAAGGAGCAGATCAAATGATCTACCTTACCCACTACAGAACAGCCTCCACAACCAGCGTTGAGTTATTTGACGACATCGTCTATCCCCAAAAGGTAAATTGGTTCCCCGAGTCTTACGCCCGCTCCAAGAGTGGGCTTTTCTATGCGCCCCATAAAGTGGCCGAGAAAGTCCTCGACGCAGACCTTCTGCAAAGTCTAAGGGAAAACCCTGTAGGTAAAACTGCGTTCATTCTTGCTGGTGGCAATGCCCATTTTGCGGGTATCAGCCAGCGCCCCTACAACACCCGGTTGACCTACCAATACAAGTTCCTGCCATTTACGCTGACTCAGGTCTATGCTGGCAGGATTGCCCAAGCCTGTGGGGCCAATGACCATGTGGTCACCGACGCTTCGGCTTGCGCCAGCAGTTTGAAAACCTTAATGGATGTCCAAACGCTTATTAAATTTTACAACTTTGATCGGGTAATTGTTCTTACCGTCGAGGATGGTGTCTCGGATGCCGTTTTGGAGTTCTTTGGTGAATCCAAGGCGGTGCTCACTCAAAAACAAGAAGATGCAGGCATCCTGCCTTCGGCTTTTGACAGCAAGAACTTTGGCTTCAGGGTAGGCCAAGGTGCCGCTTTTGCGGTATTTGACTCTGAGCGTGTTTTAAATAAGTCAACCGTTTACCCTTGCGCCCGTCTGATTGGTGCCTACAGCGCGTCAGAATCGTCTACAAACGCGATTGGGCAATGCGAGGATGGCGAAGGCTTTGTAAAGGCAATTCAAGGCGTTATGGGCTTTTCTGGTGTGACGCCAGAGCAAATATCTATTGTCAAAACACATGGAACTGGGACACAATCTAACAATCTGGCGGAGAAAACAGCGTTGGGAAACACGCTGAAAGAATTTGTCGCCACATCGTATAAACAAAAAATCGGCCAC